TTAAGAGTATAAACATAAGTCTTCATTAATTGGTAGAAAGGTTTTTCATGCTCTACAAACTTGATTTCAAATAACCTATCACCTAATGGAAAATATATTAAATCACCTTCCTTAGGACGGGTTGCTAATTGAATATTTTCTTCATTCTTCATCAAAGGTTCAATATATGTTTCCCATCTTTCTTTGGATATAGTAATACTTAATTCATTAGTTTGTTCAATACCAAACTTAGATAATACAACTGAATTTTCACTATATCCATCAAAAGTATCAAGATATGCTTCTAATGGATAAGCATCATCAAACTTAGATGCTACTACCTCTTTAATTACTGTATTTTCTTTAATATATTTTCGAGGCATATAATGAACTTCAACACCATACATCCTCAACTGTTCGTTGATTAAATCTTGAACTAAATTCTGTTCAGATCTAGCACCTTGCTGAAAAAATGGATTGAGTGCCATGATCTTAACCTATCATATCGAGAGGAGGTAATTCATAAGTGTTGGACATAATTTCTCTAATTCTAGTCAACTCTTTTTCAGCATCATCATACATCTGTCTTCCATTTAACTCAGTTCCGCCAGGAAGTTTTACTCCTGCAAACTTAATTAAATTTTGACCCCATTGCCGTTTTATTAATGCGACAGCATATGGTTTTAAAAATGAATCATTCCATACTCTATTATAATCATTAGGATCCATTGCCCTAAAACAATCTAAAATTAAATAATCACCTTCTGTTATAGAACTCCAATCAATGTCAATATATAATCTATCTTGTCTTTGATTAAATCTTATTTGTTTTTCTGTCGTCAAAAGAAAATTAATATCTTCAAGATATGTTTTTGTCATCGCATAAGTTAATAATTCAGTTGCTCCCCAATAATAAATGTCATTCAAGAATAATTGATACTTCACACTAAACATATTATTAGTGATAGTATTAGAACCATCAAAATGGAATATTTTTGTTACTCCAATAATTTCAGGAGGAATCGCTAGATAATTACTATTTTCTGTATAATCAAATTGTACAGAAGTACCTGCGATATCAGCAGTAGCACTGGTTGTTGTTAATCCTACAACCCCTGTTGATTTTGGTCCTTTTCCTCTATCAATATCGTCTTGTGTCACTTTATACTTCATATATGTTTGAGCAACACCGTCAAAGTGCCTCTCTTGGAAGTATTGGATAGCATCATCTACAATATCTTCTATCTGCTCATCAGCAACGTTAATCTCCAGTACAGGAGCACCTAACTGCCTCTTACAGTAGTCGATAAATTGTGATCTAGATGCTGGTTTAGCCATTTATACAATTATCCTTTTAGGTATTTATGGTGCTGATGCAATGCCAGCATATACAAGTATATTTCCATTGACCATTACTATAAATTGTAGTTGCACTTCCCACTCTAGTAAATGTAACTCCTGTTCCTGGTAATATTTCCAAAGGTGAAGTATTGTGCTGTCTCCAATTTGAATTTTATTTGCTATAGTGGTTGCAATTCCTACCACAGATACTGTAGTAATTGCTGCACCAACCGATACAGAATCTCCAATTGCTACTCCAGCAATCTTATTGATTGTGAACTCTGTAGTTCCAATTCCTGCAGTAGCACCCACAGCAATAGAAGTATCTAATACTGCAGTGCTTTCTTTAGAAGGAGTCATCAACACATTATATTCATATCTTCCAGCAGGAAGATCTCTTGTTTGTGTTGATCCTAATGAAATATAAAATTGACCATCATATGCACTAGTGAATCCTACTGTAAAAGTATCAGCAGGAATTGTAGTTGCTCCTATACCAGCACTTTTTTGTAATTGTGCTGATCCACTCCACCCAGTCAAATCATAGTTCTCATTTGATGTATTGGTTACATTAAATGTATTCTTAAAGTTAGCACCACCATAAACCACCAAATCTGCAGCATTTGGAACTCCTGATTCGGGATCGAATGTAAAATTCTTAGTGGACATTTGAAACTAACTCCTTAAGTAAAGATTTTATCTCATTCATCTCACTTTTTAAATTAGCAAGATCTTCTTCAATATTAACGGTTTTTTCAGATTCTTTTTTTCTAGCATCTCTTCGTGCTATGTATTTTAAATAATCTGAATGATTTGCATTAACTATAGCTTTGGTATCAGCATCTCTTAATAGATCGCTATGACCAGTAACTCCATGATATTCCATTATGCTAATGCCATCACTCTCAAGTTTCGGACTCTAGGAACATAAACTTGATTAGTTGATGTCAAAAGAATCTTAATTCTGTATGTCTTAAATGATGGTAAATCATCAACACTGAATGTGTATTCTTTAAAGTCTAAAGATGCACTTTCAAATCCAGAAGAATTGGATTTAGTAATTAATTTATCAGGAAGTCCATCATTATCTGCTTGTGATATCACCTCACCCTTATAATTTAAATTCTTATAACCTGGAAAAGGAGTAAATATTGGATCTAATCCTTCTCTGTTATTGATAGAATATAGGACACGTATGTCAGCATCAACATCAAGATGTGCAGATAATATCACTTTTAATGAAGTAGAATTATTTTCTAAGACCATCTCCTTAGAAATATATTGACAAGCAGTTGGATCCGTATTTGCATCATTAACTCTACTATCAGTTGTATAATTTTTAATCGCCTTATTAACTCTATTAGAAGTTAATATTATATTTTTTCTTTGACCATCAACTACAGGACTGACATTTGACTTTGTACTATTTAAGAACAATGTCATGCTTAATGACTTATTACCTTCAACAGTTGTTAAGAATGTATCCTCATTAACTTTAGAGGCAATCAATCTAGGAGTATCCAAATAATTAGTAGTATTCANAGTAANATCTGTTNCTTCAGTTTGAATATAAGGTATTTCATTACCATCAATACTCTTCGAGGTGGTAGTAACTACTTGACCTGTTAATGATGTGGTAGGAAGGGTCACACTTTGAACCATAGGTGTAATAACTTCATATGGCATATTTTGAGTTGCCCTAATCATACTTCCACCAGTAGATTTAGTGGAATTTAAATACAATGCAGGATTTCCTACATCAGTATTTCTACTTGTACCACCNTGAGACATATCTAATTTAATATTATAAGAATCATACTTAATCGCATCAGACACATCTAAACTAGTAGCATTAGGATATGCAGCAGTCGTAGTTGATAATCCATGAGTTTTATTAACACGTAATAAATTCACTCCTCCTAATTCATACTTAGAAACAGGAGTTCCTACTGCATAATTTATAGATAATTTACCAGTATCATCAATTCCTCTAGTTGTTACTCCAATTATATTACTAGTAACCGAACTATAAGAAACAATCTCATCTCCAATTTTAAGATAACCATAATTAGTGGTTCCAACTCCTACATTTTCAAAAGTAGAGAAAAGACTTGCATCTTGAACAGATATAGATCCAGTGTCTCCTGAATTATACGCTGCAGTTAATTTAGTGGGTTTATTGTCACCCTCGACACCATGAATCTTTACATTATTCTTCGAGAAATACATTCCATGATTCTGATGATTTACTTTAATATGTAAACCATCATTTATCACATTAACAGATCCAACTTGAACATCACCACCTTGAGTAGAGTTTAATTCAGTAGCAGCACCAGCACTATTATAATAGTACATTGTATTAGCAGATCCAACTACAAAATTACCCTGAACATTTTCTAATATAAGTTCCGTGGTTTTTCCAATAGAAACTACTGAGAATCTAGAATTTCTTCCAAGAGAATTTAATCCAATAGTTGTAATACCCAATACATCACCAACTTGATATCCTGTACCAACACCACTAATAGTTGCTGCTATCGCCACTCCATCAGTAATATAAACATCAGCAGTCGCTCCTCTACCATTTCCAGTAATAGTATCCATAACAACACCATTAAATTGGAAGGAACCAGATATAGGAGTATAACCAATACCAGCATTAATTATATTTAAAGCACCAGTGGCTGTTCCTGCAACTCCTGCCAAACTACCAGTTGCATTAGTTCCTAACTGATAGAACTCATTACCAATTACATATCCAGAATCACCTACAGTAGTACCCAAACCAACTCTCAAACTCCTTGAAGTCAATGATAATGGATTAGATTGTAAAATAGGAATTTGATTATTTCCTTCAGTAAGTTCTGGACTATAAAGTTCTAACGTACCAGATTCTACAAAGTCTGCTCTATAGAGGGTAAACTTAAGATCTTCCCACTGACTAGCATCCCATGTAGAAGCATTCTGAGATTTAAAGAGACTTCCTAGTAATGGTTGGTTAGCAATATAACTATTATCGATTAAATCCTTATCACCAACTCGTGAAATATAAACACTATACTTAGCAGAATTGGAAAGCATTACAAGAGCATACTCCATACCACCTTCCAAATAAACAGGTGCTTTAAATTCCAAAGTAGATGCTATAGATCCATCGTTGGATACAGTAATATCTTCTGGATCTAATACAACTTCACTTAAAGGAACGACTGTCTCTGTAGGAGTACCATTAGACATTGTTCTAATAGTTAATATTACAGGAAGATTAGTATCATCTTTTGTAGCAAAGAAAACATCCACTTTAGTTACAAAAACTCCTTCTTTTTCCTCAATAGTAAATGACTGTGCTAATGGGTCACCATTATTTCTCCATCTCCAACGTTGGGTACTCCTAACTTCAACATCTTGCCACTCAGTACCAACAGTTCTACTTGTCTCACTAGTATCACTAATTTCTTGAGTTATAACCCTTGCATTTCTTGTAGCAATAATAGTTTCTTGAATGGTTTCAAGAGTTCCCTGTGCAGTATAATTATCAACTGCACTAGAAGTAGCTTCTAAAGTTGGAGCATTTTCAACATCACTAGTTAATTTAAATTGTTTTGTACCAGCAGTAAATGATGGGAAATTAGTTCTCTCTGGTGGAATAAAGAAACTTCCTCCAAAGAAACCACTTATATCACTAACAAGTCTTACTTGTGTAATGGTAGCTTGAGCACCACTTGATTCACCTCTAACTACCATATTAGGTTCAATAAAACCATGATATGCTCCTACAGTTTGAGATGCTAAGGAAGCGGTATCTACATTAATTGTAGTAGATGTAGCCGAATAAGTTACAGGAACTGTTTGTGATTCATTATATGGATTTNCCCCATATGTTTTAGTCGGTGCATTATATGGTCCTTCTTTATGATTAGACTGTGCTACTCTAAAATGCATATGTGGTCTTGTTCCCTCACTAGACTGCCAAGTAGCATTTCCAGCACCTGTTACTGATATTGTAACTCTTTCTCCTACTTGGAAAGTACCAGATGTCATACTTATTTGGAGTAACTTAGGAGTAACAAATTTAGTTACATCCACTCCATCAAAAAATGCATAATGCCTTGTAGAAGGTTTGTTTTGTTTTCCTACTAACTCAATATTACGGGATCTCATAAATGGTATAAGATCTCTACTTACAACTCTATCACCTTGAGATTCTCTTTGACTGAAATCTTCAATAATACGTTGCTGAGTACCCGTTCTATTACGTCTAATTGTTTCTTCAATTTCTACTTGTCTTTGACTTAGAGTTTCTCTTACTCTAAAATCCCCTTCTGTTCTAGTACGATGTATATGTGGTCTAAATCCAACTTGTCTGTTGGTATTTACTCTTCGACCTGTCCAAACATCTTGCCAAGAATTCCATAATTGTGGTCCTAATCCAGATTGAGCATCAAATCCTTCTTCAGCAGACATACGTGCTACCGTTTCGGCAAAATCACCTTCTCTATTAACAATACGAGGTTGTAATCTTACTGTACTAACCCAAGTATCTGACTCTGGAGTTAATTCAAGAATTCCATTCCAGTAAGCAACAATAAAGGGAGTTACTGAAACAGATCTAGATCCAAAAGGTTGTGTAATATACTCTACATTAGAATAATCAAGAGTAATAAGATCTTTATGTCTCCTTATATTAGTGCCTGTAATTGTATTAAATTGCAAATCAGCAGTAGCATCGGTATTAACAACAGGACCAAATTGCAAATCAACAGAGTTAGTATAATGCCTTGGTCTTAACTCATTCTGTTTAGGATTGATACTATTTTTAATTTTAAATTTAGTATCTTGAGTAGAGAAAGTTTCAAAATTATCTACAAAGAAACCAGATTTAAATCTATTCAATCCATNAGAATCAGGAACAAAGAAATTAGCAGTATTAGTTTCTAATAAAGAAAGACTTGTATAGAATTCTAAATTTCTAATCCTTGACTCAAGATTATTAATATCAGACATTCTAAATCTCTTATATTCTAAGAAATTAATAGTAGCATCATTAACATTATACAAATATGCAGGGAAAGTTATTTGAGCAACTTCTATACCCTCATCAATTGGTCCTGGTAATTGAGGATCCTCTGCAGGAGCTCCATATACAACTTGAAACTTACCATCTTTTGTTAAGAAAATTCTATCTATTCTTCCTAAGTAATAAGAAAAGTCTATAACTATAGACTCATCTGAAGCAAGTATTATTTGTTGCTGTTTGTCCTGCTTGATTGAAAGATCTTCCTGCAAAAGTTAAAGGTGAATTAGCACCCTCACTAACAGNATAATCTGCCACCCTTGGTCGGATGTCAATCATATCAGTATTAGCAAGACCATTAACTTCCTGTATCTCGTCTACATAATCAAAAGTTTTATAAGAATCTACTGTAGTGATGTCTCCTGTATCAGTAGAATCATAGTAGGCACTTTCAAAATATATNTTTATCTGCTTTNGNTGGAGCATCAAAATCTGATTTTCTAGTTATTGTTCCAT